ATTGTTGTGCCATTTACCTACGACGGACAGATAGTTGGGCATACCACAAGATTCCTAGACGACAGGACACCCAAGTATATCCAGGATATACAGTCTGGATACGTGTTTGGCACAGACCTACAACGTAACAATTGGCAGTCGGTAATTGTAGTAGAAGGAGTATTTGACGCACTCAGCATCAACGGTGTGGCTGTGTTACATGCCGACATAAATGACGCACAGGCTAGACTTGTAAGGAGTCTGGAGCGAGAAGTAGTTGTTGTGCCAGATCAAGACTTACCGGGTATGCGATTGGTAGAGCGTGCAGTTGAACTAGGATGGTCAGTCAGTATGCCTGAATGGCCGGCAGGAGTCAAAGATGTGAATGATGCAGTAATTTGTATGGGAAGATTAGGCGCTTTACTAACTATAATGCAGGCACGAGAAACCAGTAGAATTAAAATTGAACTAAGGAAGAAACAACTTGTTAAAAGATTACGGACTTGATGTCCAAAAACTATTCTTAGAAATGATGTTGCAGGACGCAGAAAGCTATGTGCGTGTGCAGAACATTTACAATCCAGAAAACTTTGATCGTACTCTACGTCCTGTGGCAGAGTTTATCAAGCAACATAGCAATGATTATAAAACATTGCCTACACGTGATCAGATCCGAGCAACAACAGGTGTAGTATTACATGATATTCCGGAACTCAATGATGGGCACGGCGAATGGTTCATGAGTGAATTTGAATCGTTTACTAAACGTCAAGAACTAGAACGTGCTATTCTTAAATCAGCAGATTTACTAGAAAAAGGTGAATACGATCCGGTAGAGAAACTGATCAAAGATGCAGTACAAATCTCGTTGACCAAGGACATGGGCACAGACTACTTTGATGATCCTAAGATGCGTATCAACAAATATTTTAACTCAGGTGGACAAGTGTCAACCGGCTGGCCACAAATGGATAAGATCTTGTATGGCGGATTTAGCCGCGGAGAACTTAATATTTTTGCCGGAGGATCTGGATCTGGTAAGTCACTTGTTATGATGAATATAGCATTGAGCTGGTTGCAAGCTGGACTCAGCGGTGTGTACGTCAGTTTAGAACTTAGTGAAGAACTTTGTGCGTTAAGAACTGATGCCATGTTAGCAGGCATGAGTACAAAAGAAATCCGCAAAGACATTGATCAAACAGAACTCAAAGTCAAATTAGTTAGTAAGAAGTCTGGTCAGTATCGTATCAAAGCCTTGCCAGCACAAAGCAATATTAACGATATTCGTAGTTACATCAAAGAAGTACAGGTACAAACAGGGATCAAAGTGGATTTTATCATGTGCGACTACTTGGACTTGTTAATGCCGGTTAGTGCTAAAGTTAGTCCCAATGACTTGTTTGTTAAAGACAAATACGTTTCAGAAGAGTTGCGTAACTTGGCCAAAGAACTCAATGTGTTATTTGTAACAGCTTCGCAGTTGAATCGTAGTGCAGTAGAGGAAGTTGAATTCGACCACAGTCATATTAGTGGTGGTATCAGTAAGATTAATACAGCAGATAATGTGTTTGGTATTTTTACCAGCAGAGCCATGCGTGAACGTGGCAAGTATCAGATTCAGTGCATGAAGTCACGTAGTAGTACAGGCGTAGGACAAAAGATTGACTTGGATTACAACATTGAAACCATGCGTATTACAGATCCAGGCGAAGAAGCTGGCCCAGTTAATTCTTTTGGACGTGGAAACTTGATGGACAGTATCAAAGCAAAAAGCACAATGCTTTCAAACAACACAGAACTTGATGATAACGAAGGTAAAATTACAGCAGAATTACAAAGTAACAAGCTAAAGCAATTACTGGGTTCAATAAAAACAAATTCTTAATTAAAATCTAGTCTCAAAATCTTCAATGTGTTTTAAAATTATCCGGTGTATATCTTGTGCATTGTCTGGATAAATCTCATGCTCAAACAAACATCCATCATATAATTTAAACATGTTTGATAGTTGATAGTTGATATATGCTTGTATTTGCCAATTTGAAGGAATTGAATAATCAGCATTGTTTAGTATAGCCTGAATAATCTTTTGACAGTGCTGATACTGATTCCATCCTTGGTTTAGTTCAATAAAAGTATTGTGTAACTCGATCAAACTTTGATCAAATTCCAAGGTCACCGACAAAAAATTTGATAATTTTTGTAATTCTGTAATAAATTGATTTAATTTAAAAAATGCTGTATAATCAAACATGTAGGTCGGCGGTGGCGAATTGTATTTTATTTTAGTGTAATCAATAAGATGGTGTTCTAATAATTTAGTAAACCAATTTTTCCTCAATTCAAGTTCGGTGTAATTTTGATCAAACATATTGTCTATATGTAATTGCTGTATTTCTTTAATGTTGACATCTTTGCCTGTTACTGCGGTCGGGTGACAACGATAAAATATATTGGATAATAGTACAAAGTCTAATTCAGGATTGTGTTGTATAAAAATAATTTTGTCGGCGTCTTTGGGATACAGATGATTAAATGATGAAAAGTGCCCGCCTTTTGCTATCCTTGCTTGAACATATTGTTGATCTGTATTGATACTATGGGCTGCACCACTGGACTGAAAGATATTTTCAATATTTACGTTGACCTGTAATAGATATCTATTAACAACGTATTCTAAAAAGTGCCCATGCATGCCAGGGCTAAAGTCGATTGCTACCATTGCTATATTTAACAACCCAAACTGAGAGATATAAATAATTTAACTGATGTACACTGCTAACCAAATTCGTCATGTCCATTTAGAAATATCTACACTATGCAACGCCAGCTGCCCATGGTGCCCTAGAACATTTTGGGGCTATCCTTATAACGGTGGATATCCTGAATTAAATTTTACGTTGGCCAACGCCCGATATATTTTTACTCCAGATTTTTTGACACAACTGACTGGAATCACCATCAACGGCAACTTTGGTGATTGTGTAATGAATCCAGAAACTCCGGACATTGTAGAGTACTTTAAAACACACAACAACAACTTAGATATAGAAATCAACACCAATGGTGGTGCAAGATCCGTTGATTTTTGGACTCGACTGGCACAGGCCGGCGCACATATTTTGTTTGCATTGGATGGACTCGAAGACACCCATTATTTGTATAGACAAAATACATTATACGACACCGTAATTAAAAATGCTCAATCTTTTATTCAAGCAGGTGGAAAGGCCACGTGGAAAATGATTGAATTCGATCACAACCGGCATCAAATTGATCAATGCAAACATCTGAGCCAACAGTTAGGATTTGCTGATTTTAAATTGGTACAAAGCGATCGCACAGTGGCACCGGTGTTTAATAGCAAAGGCCAACTTACTCATACATTGGGAAATTATACAGGAGAAAAGGAATTCGCTGTGCTATTTCATCGTAAAAATACAGACACTGTATTATTGGAAGATATTGTTGCTAACAAAAAAGAATCTTCTATTAATTGTCGAGTAAAACAATCAAAATCTGTTTATATTTCTGCCACCGGTGATGTCAGCCCTTGTTGTTGGACTGGATTATATCCTGCTACATATGGTGCTGGTCAGTATCACGAAGTTGCAAATGCACAATTAAACTCTATAATAAAAAGAAACAATGCTTTGGAATATAGTCTTGAAGAATGCATTAATTGGTTTAATGAAATAGAAAAAACTTGGTCAATTGACTCATTTAAACAAGGGCGATTGATTATTTGTAATGATGTATGTGGAAACACTAATTAAATTTAACCGATAAATAGTAAAAAGGTTCTGGGCTAAAATGCAAAAGAAAACTCGTAGTTTATTAGAAGAATTAGACAGCATGTATATTGAGCGCGATCAACGTCATGTGATTGAAACTCGTGCATCTAACATCATTTCCAGTGCTATCCGTTTATTGGAGCAAATTGACGAAAGTTATACTCCTGATCAAGCCGAGAACCTGACCCGTAAATTAATCAACGCTATCAAATTGCGTGATCCGGGTAAGTTTACAAGAACGGTGAGAAAA